CGAAATATGGGATTTGATATTTAAAGAAAAAAATATTATATATTATAGAAATGAATAAGGTAGGATATATTTATAGTTTAACTTGCAGTAATCCAAATTTAATTTATTATGGATCTACAACAAGACCATTAAATGTGAGATTTTCAGGACATAAAAGAGATTTTAAAAATAATAAACAAGTAAGTTCTAAAATATTATTTGAATGGGGAAATATTAAAATTAATATGATTGAGGAAATACAATATGAAAATAAAAAAGAATTATTAGATAGAGAAGCATATTATATCAGAAATTTAAAATGTGTAAATAAAGAGATACCAGGTAGAACAAATAAAGAATGGAGAACAGATAATAAAGATAAAGTAAAACTATATAATGAAAAATGGAGAAATAATAATGGAAATATTATAAATAAAAAAAATAAAGAATATAGAGAAAAAAATAAAGAAAAATTAAAAGAAATTAAAAAAAAATACAGAGATGAAAATAAAGATAAAATAAAAGAATATACTAAAATTAAAATAACTTGTGATTGTGGTTCAGAATTAAGAAAAGCGGATATTTTGAGACATAAAAAAACTCAAAAACATAAAGTTTATGAGTTTTTAAAAGAAATAGAAGATAGTAATATTAAATTATAATATTTTCTTGCCACCACATTCGTTCTTATTATTCTTGCAAATACAAATATCCTCAAAATTACTATCTTGATAAATAGTTTTATTAGAAAAATTAACTATAAATGTACTAAATTTTTTATCAGTAATATTTTTAAATAACTCCATGAATTTCTTTTTTGAATCCATGAAGTTAACATCAGCCTCTATTAATTCAATTTGTTTATTAGAACATTTATTTAAAATCATCGCACTACAATTCTCTCTGGCTGTTGTGTTTAATTGACTGTATTTTTGAGCTGTTACCAAGGTAGATATCAAGTACTTACGTCCGTTGCACATCAGTCTATCAAGTGCACTCTCCTTCTTACTTGTTTTCATTTTATTTGTATATGATAGGTCATCAAAGAGAATCAGTTTTTGAGATGGTCGCTCTTTTAATGCTATTGATTCATTATAATCTTCTACTAACATATCATAAACAATATTAATTTCATCATCATTATATCTATCAAATAAATTTTCTTCAGGAATATCTAATTCTTTTATTATAGTTTCTATTTTTTTATCGCCTTTTAATGATCCGCTAAAAATATATACATTCTCTGGTTTAAAATCATCACGATACATATCTTTCCTTAATAATAAATTACCTAAAAATGAACTTTTACCATTTCCTGATTTTCCAATTAATAATAATCTCATAGGTAAATCAAATAATTTATTTTTCTTAATAGTATAAGAATCTGTATTATCTTTCATCTTGTAAATTTGCATTATATATTATAATATATTAGAAAAATATTTTAATTAAATTATTTTCTAATTATAAATAATATAAACATGGAGAATATTCAAAGCTATAATGACTCGATAAGTAATGCAAATTTAATTAGAAATGCTAATTTTAGTTCTCTTACAGAACAGGCAGACCGATTTATTGATAAAGAAAAAGAAGTTCGAGAGAAAATAGAAGGTGCTACATTACCTTTTGAAGTCCCAGTTTTAGAAGGAACATTAGGAACATTAGGTAAAAAAGCTTTAGTTAAAGCAGGTTTAAGAAATGCGGAAGATGAAGATGGTATTACTAAAAGTTTAGTTAAAAAAGGATTAAATTCAATTTTAGAAAAAATTCAAGGTCCTAAACCAGCACCAGCACCAAAACCAGAAGCAGAACCAGAACCAGAAGCAGAACCAGAAGCAGAAGCACCTGCAGGAGATACTGAAGAAGTACAAAATTTAAAAAGATTACAACAAGAAGCAGAGGCACAACGAGACCAAACAGCATCAGATTTAGAAGATGCGAAAAGTGATGTTGCAGATGCTACGGCAGATGTAGCAGGTAAAGAACAAGCTGTTTCAGATGCAGAGACTATAGTAGAAGGGAATGCAAGAAGAGCTGTAGCACAGGCTGGAGGAAGAACAAGTTTAAATCAGCAGGTGTCAGATGCTAATGACAGGTCATCATTAAATGATGCAAGAGATGATTTAGATAATGCAAAAGATACATTAAATGATGCTAAACAAAATGTTTCAGATACTCAAGATTTATTAGATACTCATACTAATCTTGCCAATCAAGCAAAAAGTGATGTAGAGAATGCTACTAAAACAAGTGTTGAAGAAGATGTAGGTTCTCAAGCTGAAAAAACAGCAGGTAAAAGTTTAGCTGAAAAATTAGCAGAAAAAGCAGGAGCAGCAGAACTTGAAGGAGGTGGACCGGAAGATGTGGCTGGTGATTTAGTTGCAGGAGGATTAGCGATCGCATCATTCTTTGCATCAATTTTTGGTAAGAAAGTAAAAAGACCAGATCCAGAATCTCAATTACCAGCATTACAACTTAAAGTCAGTCAAGGTTTTGGTCTTGCTGGGAATTAAATATGAATCTATGATTCATTTTTATTAATATCTTTGATATGATTAATATATTTACAATGTTTTATTGATTTATAATGTCTATTAATATGATTTTTAGTTAATATAGAACCGCACGGACAATTTATCATAGTATTTGATTTTTTATATAATATTTCTTTTTTATTATTATGATATTTAATGAATCTTTTTTGTTTTAAAATATCATAATTATCATTATAATATTCTTTTTGATTTCTATTAGGAATATATTTATTTAATAAATTATTATCATTTTTTATAAATTGTTTTTCTATTTCATATAAATCTTTTTTTTCATTAACCATAACTTTTAATAATATTTCAGATTGAAAATTATTAATAGATCCGTTATTTCTAATAAAATCATATAAATTAGTGTGATTATTAAATACATGTTTACTACTGTATTTGTGTTGTCGCATTCTTCTTTTATAATTAGTTGTAGAACCTATATAATGTTCTTTTATTTCAGGATCTTTGCAGTATATTTTATATATATATCCAAACATCTATATTATATATTATAACATAGAAATTAATTATAGTTTAAAAAAACTAAATGTTTTTTCTACATATATATATAAAATGAAATATTGCAATGATTGTAAAATGATTACAGAATATTTTATGGGAGATATATGTATATATTGTAAATTTAAAAAGATGTTAAAAAATGATACTATTTAAATATATAATTTATATATATATTAATAAAATGAATAATAAAGAATCTAATTATTTAAAAAATCAAATAAATATTAAAGATAAGCGAATTAAAAAAACTAAATGTTATAGATGCAGAAGTAGGGTTTTAATAAATGATTATATTAAACATATTAAATCACTTGAATGTCAAAAAAAATCTTGGGAGTTGTGGAACACAACATTTAATCAGGAAGGTCATAATGGAAGCAATTATGGTATCTGTATAGATGATGATTAAATTATTCAAAGAATTATATTCCTACTTTTAACTTTTTTCAGATTGATACGTTTTTTAAAATATATTTTTTGATTTTTTTTTTTCAAATTTCAAATCCTACTAACTTAAAAATTCTTATAAGTAGGATCATTTTTAATCATTATTATTACTCTTTAACAAAAGTAATAATAATTAGATGATTCTAACTATATATATATATCCTGCAAATATATTTATTCAAAATCGTCATCATTATATTCTAATATATCTTCTTCTAAATTCATATGTTTCAAATGTTCTTTAATTTTATCTTTATTAAAAACATAATAATCATTATATTCTTTATTAATATAAATTTTTTTCTTATTTATTCCAATATCCGCTAATAAAGCTTTTATTGTTTTAAAATTAGTTTTTATAAAATCTAAATCTTGCGATAATAAATAATTTTTATAATTTTGATAAAAATCATTTGATTTAATTAATATATTACCAGTTTTTTTATGTGTTTTATATTCTTCTTCATCATAATATTCATCAATATTATTTCTAATAAATAATTCATTCAAATAATTATAAATTGGATTAGTACAATTTTCCTGCAATTCTTTATATGCATCAGTTAATGGTCTATCATTTCTCAAATCTAATTTAATTTTATAATTTTTCAAATATTCATATAATGTTTTAATATCATCATCATTATTTTTAAGGTCTACTAATTGCTTGAAATAATCTTTATCAGGCTTTTGAAAGTGTGCTTTAAATACAACAAATCTTCTATCATCATGAGGGATCTCTAATGGTGATATATTATTACTCATAATAAATATTCTCAAATAATTATTTTGTTTATATTGTTTAATATTCTTTTCATTAATATTTGTAAATTCTTCAGTAATTAAATTTTTAATTTTTTCTTTTTGGCTGAATCCGTCTTTACCTTCTAATTCATTCAATTGTAAAATAATTTTATCTTTTATACTTGGATTAAAACCTCCAAAAATTTCTTCTAAATTTGCAGTCCTATACAAATATTTATTACCGATAAATCTACTAATAATATCTAATAACAAATCTTTACCAAATCCTTGCTTTGATTTAAACATAATTGCAACACTTGGTAATTTATCTGGATTTTGAATAATATCTGCAATATAATTAATTAAATATTCAACACTATCTTTATTATGATTTGTTAATAATGATAAATGTTTATAAAATAATTCTATTGCTTTTTCATTATGAGTATAATCATTTATAAATTCTCCTTCAAATCCTTGAAATGTATTGAAATAATCAACATTTATTTCATCATTTAATTTAGGTATAAAATTAATATTCTTATAACTTCTAATATTACTATCCCTTATCCATTCCTCAAAAAGATCTTTATCTTTATATTTTATACCATTTTCAGTTTCAACTATTTCTTGATAAACATATTTATTTTTTTTAACTAAATCTTTATATTCAGTTTTGTTATATAAGCTGTATTCTAAATATTTTCCTTTTTTATATGTTCTACCGTACATCAATGGATCTTCTATCATAAAATGATCTTTTTCAAATATTTTTTTAATTATTTGATATCCTGAAATATCAAAATTTTCATTACTTATAATATGAGAATCTAAAACTGATAAATAATCTTCATTAAATTCTTTAACTTTAAAAGATAAATCATATCCACATTTATCAAATATATATTTATTTAATTCATTTACTAATTTTATATCAAATAATTTTTCTTCTATCATTATACCATCGGCACATAAAACAACATTATTATTTAATATATACCCTCTATCTTTTGAATAATTATACATTTCCATTAAAATATTACATTCAATCTCCTGCAAAAAATAAGATACAGTTGAACCAAGTGCATTAAAATATTCATTTTTTTTATTTCTTTCTGCTAATAAATATAAATCTTTATTATTATCTACTATTTTTTGACCTATTTTTTTTAATTCATTGTAAAAATTTTGAAGTTCTGTTGTTATTTTTACATTTACTAATTTATTATCTTTACTCCATTTATTAAAAGATCCAAAATATAATAATCTAATAAATAAATTTTTTGCTTTTTCTTTATCAACTTTATAATTATCCATTACATGATTTAACATAATATTTCTATTTTTTACATAATGCTCTAAATTTGGGGTTGGATAATTATTTTTTTTACATAATTGAAGTAATAACTCATGATGACAACAAACTATATCTACATCAACATATTTATTTTTTGCTAAAGTGTGTCTAATCTCTCTTCTTATATTATGTAAACCTAAACTTCGAAGTGGTAAAACACGTCCAATATTTTCTAATGATTTTGATTTTGTATAAGTTACTTTAACTTTTTTAAGTTTTTTATCATAATTTTTTCTGTATGATAATAATTGTGTTTTTTCATTGTCATATATTTTTGTTCTCATTTTATCAGAAAATGTCTTTGATAATAAATCAGAATTTAAAAGTTTATCTAAAATTCTAATATCAATGTCTTCATAACATACTATATTATTAAAATTAGTTGTTTTAATTTGCAATTTAAAATTATTTGAAATCATGTTATATATATATATATATAAAATAATTTTTCTTTAAATAAAAAATAGATGTTTAAAAAAAACTATATATTTATTTTTTTGAAATCAAAATACATTTTAATTCCTGAATTTCTTTTTTTAATTTATGCGTTTTACTTCTATTGTGGTTTTGCCATGAAAAGGTTTTAATATATTTATCACAAATTTCACAATGTTTTGTTTTATTTCCATATTTTGCTTGATACTTTTTTCGTCTTGCAATAAAATCTTTATCTAATGCTATTTTTTCAGTAATAATAATTTCATCATTTTCTATTTGTTTTTCTAACATACTATATATAATATAATAGATGTTTTTTTAAATGTTTTTTAATTATTTTGTTTAGACATATGCTGTTCTCGAAGAGCCCCCTTAATTTGTTTCTCTTCTTTACTTTCTAATTGAGGAGGTATTTTAGGAGCTTTTACTATTTGAAGAAAAACTGTATTATCAGTTCCTAATCCTGATGCTAAATTTTTAGTTGAATCTAATATTCTAATTCCGAATGATTGTAACATTTGAGGTTCTCCTGTATGTTGATAAATAAAACTATCAGCACTATTTGTTGAGGTAAAATTAGAACTATTAAAATATGTATTGGCAATTCCTGCAACATTTTTCATATTTCCAAAATCAGAGGTTAAAAGATTATTTTTAAATTTACTTTCTATTTCAATTAAATAATAAGCATTTTCATTAATATTATTTAAAATTACATTATCAGCATATATACTATTAATTCCTGCAACTTCTATTTGTTGTCCTACTACTGATAATGGCTCTTCAGCAAAAGTCGCATCTTTTGCAACACTCATATCATTAATTAAAAATGGAGCAGTAATATTTTTACCTTCTTTATAATCAATATAAGGAATAAAAGATAATTGATTATTAATCAAAAATTCATTGGCATTAATCATTATAGCTGGATCTAAAGTTTCATATTTTGCTTGAACTGTGAGATTAGTTAAATCAAATCCGCATATCTCGTCCCAAAACCCAGGAGGATTAGAAATAAGACTTGTTAAAGCTATACCTGAATTTGCCTTTGTATAAAATCTATTGTCTTGATATGCATTTAATGGAAATGGAGTATGTTTAACATGGTCATTTTGTGATATAGTTATTATCTCTGGAGTTTGAATATTTGGTTCTGCTTTTCCATAATAAGGCATATGCATATATTCAATAAAGAATTTATTACTTTGGTCGTCATATTGCATATCAAATTGAGATGTTCCAACCCAGTATAACTGTTTATTCCCAGCTTTATTATAATTATACACTGGAACATATTGATTCCAACTTTTGGTCTGAAATATATCAACATCATTATAATTACCGCCGACTGCTAATAATTCATCTCTGTAAATTTCACTATTTACATTCATAATAAATTTATGGTCTGGTGTGTCTGTGCCACTACTAATTAATAAATTATTTGATGCCTTGACATCAAATGGACCGGTTGGAATTGCTTCTTGAAATATTTTAGAAATTCTTGATGCTATTTCTTCTGGGGCGTATTTACCTTTTGGAATAGTTCCTGATTGTGTACCAACAATTGGTTCAAAAACTAATGTACCTTGACTAACAGGCACACTTTTGAAATATGCAGGATTATTATAATCTGGAACAACACGACTTTTAATTACATTTTGTGGAGTAATAACTAAAAATGGTTGACTTGCAGCTGTTTGATTAGCAAGTATTTTACCGATATTTACGGTAGTTTCTGAATCACCATTAGGTAAACTTGGAAGAAAACCATGATATATTTCCTCTACACCTAAAAAATTAAAATAATGAAATTCAAATGGAACACCTCCCCAATTACTCGTTTTTCCATCATCATCTCTAAAAAATATAATAGCATCATAAATAGCAAATTCTGTAGTACTTATAAAATGTTGTTTTGTTAAATTTGCAATATTACCAATAATTGATCCATGTACTGATTTCCCCTCCTCTGTGTTTTGAGGTGATCCACTACCTGGTGGATTACGATGCATTCCAATATAAGCGAAATTATCATATAATGGTTTCCCTGCATTAGAATAATTATATTGATAATATATAAATTGTGCGGTTAGTGTATAATCTTCAACTAATTCTATAAATTCATTACTAATAGGAACAGTATCAATAAATCCATTTCTAATTAATATTTGGTCTCCTTCTTCTAATAAAATATTTTCATTTAATGTTGTTATAAAATCACCATTATCCATGACTTTAGTATTATCATTTAATTGTCTACATTCTATAATTATTGATGTCATATATATATTATAATATATTAGAAAATATTTATATTATTAATATTTCTTTTTTTTTACTTTTTTTTTAGGTTTTGGTTTATTTTTTTT